CAATAGCCGATAATTCTTTTTTAGATAGTTCCATTTATTTCCCCTTGTTACCGTCAACAACGGCGTTTTTCGATTGATATAAGTCGCGATTTCTCATGGCTTTGCGCTCCGCCTCTAGTTCTGTTATGCGACCTGCTTGTTTTGCTAATTGAGCAAGATTTTTGGAAGCCATTTTAATTAATGATTTATGTTTTCTGTCTTTATCTTCTATTTCTATTTTTAGGAGCCATACTGCGTGTTTCAAATCGTCAACAACAGCCCACTGCTTTTTATCTTTTCTAGATATTTTACGGTCTTTCTTGGTCTGTTTCAGTTCCATTTATTTCCCCTTGCTTTTCTGCCTCTCAAAATAAAGCTCGTGTAGCTCTTTATACATCCCCTCCATGTGTTGGAGATCGTTGTTGTTTACATATTCCTGGAGTTCTTTATCGAAAGCTTTTTGTTCACCATCATCGATAAGCTTTGTTTCAACCATTATTTTAATACCACGCTCACACTTGCCCTTCATTTCAGATATTTTGTCTTCAGGTATCGGATAAGGTTCCGTTGCTGTTTCCGCAATCGGCGACGGATCTTGTTTGTCTTTCGGTTTTTCCTGGCCCACGATGTCATTTGATACAGATTTTTTACTGTTATTTCCATCTTCTTTTCCTTTTGGAGTAACATCCCTTTCTTTTGGCATGGTAACTGTTTTTTCTGGTAGATCGGTACTGTCTAACCCCATTTCCGCACTGTCATAAAGACCCTGGAACTTGTCGGGGAACAGCTCTCTAAGCATTTGCACTAGTGCTATTTTGCGAATCATGGTAGCTGGTTGTTTCTTCCATACTTTGTTGGTTGAACCGTCTTTCTTTTTGCCCTCATATTCGGAAAAGTTCACGCTGATAAAAACTGGTTTGTCCCAATCTTTCCGATAGCCTTTTGCCCAACCGCCAACCAAGGTTTCGCTATTCAAAACAAGAGTACCCTCTCTATTGGTAATTTCACCCTCACCATCAACCACAATTACCCCCGCCTCACAACCATCATAGTTTTCATTGTTGGCTGCCCTTTTGGTAAAGGTGTCCTTGCCAACTATCATGGTGGCCGGTGTATCACTTTTATATTTTATTAGATATGCCTCTCGCAAATACGGGTTAAGCTGTTGATATTTGCACAGAGCAAGAAACATAGTTATTTCTTGATCGCTGGTATTGCCACCACCAGATACCAAATATTTGCGAACTGTTTCTTTTGTCAATACCACTTCCCCGTGATCGGTTTCGTACCTAATTGTTTCACTCATTATTCATCTCCTATTACGATTCTGTTCTTTTCGTCTAGCGTCAAGCCGAGTTCCGACGACATGCTCCTGATTTTTCCGATTGTTCCGTTCTTCCTAATGTGAAGCAGAGCACCCCCAGCGATCTGATGCCCAAAATAGTCTACAGCCTGTAAATAATAACCATCGGATTCTTCAGATAGTTTCAAATACCATTCTTCTTTTCCTATTGGATGTTCTTCATAAATACCACTAAACTTCATTATTCATCTCCTTTAATTGTCAAACCAAAATATGAAACGAAAATCTTGTATTTCAGGTGGGTAATCTCCCGGATAATTATAGAAATCTTGAAAATCATTATCAAACAAATACCCAAAACATTTATAGGCTCGCCATTCGATAAAAAGCTTTCGCATTGCTATTATCAATTTTATGATCTCTTTGCTATCAAGATAAGAATGGGTATGCCCGTCCGTTTCCGAACATTTTGCATCAAACTTAACAATTTCTGTAGCATTCTCTGGCAATCCCCGAACCGGAAATAATGAACTACCACCCCGCACCCCGGCCATTAAACCGAAAAGCGCATAATTTCCGCCAACATCGGGATGGTTATAATGGTGCCATTTACCATCCATTTTTACTTCAATGTGTAAATGAATATCACACCCCATCTTTTCCCTCTATTAGTTCTATGTCTATTACTTCGGCCTCTCCATATTCCCGTAACGGTTCCAATAACTCATCCATTTCCATACCAGTTGCGGTTAAAACCACTTCTGCTTTAATGGTATACTTAAGCTCTTTCTTTGTTTTTTTCATTATTCTTTCCCCTCCATTAGTTTTTGCATCATGGCCTTATTAAGCCATTCGGTGAAATTACTATCCTCTGCGATTAGTTTGATTCGCACAGCCTTGTAAAGTCTATGGTCTGCCCTTACCGTCACTCTGTAAATGTCTTTTTCTTCTTTCATGTTATGCCCCTATACCCCTTTGCTTCATTATATCGCCAATCTTGAACCACACCGCAGAGAATTGACCAGGAAGTCCATTAAAATCAAAATCTGTATATCCAACAGTGTCGAGACTGACTTCCCGTAGATCCCGCCGGTGTACGGAGAGCCTATACCATAATTCCTGAAGCTCTTCTTTGCTTTCCAGTGTAAGCTTGATTACTACAGGAGAAAAAGCACACTCTGCAATTGGTTCAATTTCATATTTCACGTTATCTCCCTATGGAAGTATGTTTCTTGATTTCATGGCGTGGTTAATGTCTTCCCATAATCCAGACGATGTCTTATCATTAAAATCATATTCGTATTCGTCACCCCCACCATTATATCCCTCTTTTATGTTTTCGTTACTAAGATTAAGCCTGTGCCACAATTCTTGCGCCTCCCTTTCCGTCTCAAGCGTAAGTTTAATTACTATTGGTTTAAAGTCCTTCTTTTCGATTGGTTCAATTTCACATTTCATTTTCATCCTCCAATAACCGCATTATAGCATAGTACGTCTTTAATGTCAAGTCTTTATTTGATTTTCCCTGATATTTTGATACCAATTCTATCATGTGATGCTTCCCAAAGTGGAGTTATTTTCCTGTAATAAATATATGTAGGCGCAGGATGGATACAGTTATGTTTGAAAAACAGCTCGGCTATCCCAAACTTAAGTCCTGTTGTAAACATATAATCAATTCCTTCTGGTGCAAATGATATACGCTTCTCGCATTTATGAAAAGAGCTGTCCATACCACCGCCAATAAAAATATGCTCTAAGATAAATACTCTCCCTAAAAATGAGGCATAAAATGTATTGGAAAGATCGTATTTATCTCTTGATTCATACATCAGCAGTGTGCCTTGCGGCAACCAACCTAATTCCAGACTGAACTCTGCTGATAGCACATCAACACCAAATAGATTAACACAAATTAAAAGCATTAATAAAACAATAATTTTCATCCCTTCCTCCTTTAATGAGGCATAAAATGTAAAAGTTTATACCATGTTTGATAGTCGGCTTCAGTCATACGCTCTTCTAGATGTCCCGGAACTTCACTGTAAAGACGCTTGGCCCGTTTTAGGCTCTTTATCTCTGCTTTTAGCTCATCCCGCTCCGCCTCAAGCTCGGTTATGCGGTTGTCGAGGGTGATGAGAGCATCCCCTGCTTCCGTGAACGAACAATCAGTTGCACTACTATGTGTGGCCCGATATTCCTTCAACCTTTGGACATATTGCCTTGCTTCTTCCCATTTCATCCCTTCCTCCTTTTTGGTCTACCCCTTCCGGGGCGCATACCCAACATTTCTATTTCAGCCGTACTGAACAACCATCGCCCACTCAGCTTTTTGCCCAACCCGTATTTTACCGCATACACTCGCAGACTGTTAGGGCTTAACCTCAACCTGAAAGCGGCCTCACGGGAAGAAAGTAAGTGCAACAGATTTAAGTCTTCAAGATTTGTCATGTTTCCTCCTTTTAAACTCATCTACCGCCCAAACACAATAACCGATAAACAGGAAAGTTACTATTAATAGTGCAAAAAGTTCCATTATTCATAAACCTCCCTATAGCATACCTCGCCGTCATTGTCATATTCGAAACAGGTATAGTCTTCCGGATGAACGTCATAATCAAATACTTCTACAGTACAATCACTTGGTATACCACCAACATCAACCACCATTCCACCCCTAACTGTTACTGTTATTTTGTTCATCTTTTATTTCCTCCCCTTTCTGTATTTTATCAGCACATTCAGCACATATACCATGAGTAAAGCCCTTGCCTTTTTTATAACCAATTGTCTTACCACACCAAGAACAAATTCGAATCATAATTTACCCCCTTTTATCACGGATCAAGTCTTCTAGCCGTTCAGCCACACCAACCGGCAGCGGATACTCTAACAGCTCCTCACAGTTCTTTACTGTTTGCTCTTTACTATCATCTATATCTGATAGTTCTCGGTAGTAGCTATCGGGATATTTATAAACTAACATCATTTATCCCTTTCTTTTATCATGGCATCGGCTATAGTATAGGCACCAATAGCAAGCAATTCCCCCAGTTCTTCCATAGATTTAACAGAAGATGTGATTTCATGGGTTGCCGTCCCCTGCAAAGCCTTGGCTGCAAAATAATCCCTTAGTGTCATGCCTTCCTCGTAGATAATAACCTGATTGTTGCGGCCTCTTCGTGGATTTTTAGTCGGAAACGCTGCCCCGCCCGTGTTAATGTCTTTCATCTCTATCCTCCTTTAAACCAATAAGAAAAAACGCTATAGCAGCAATAAAACAAACAATCGCCATGCCACCATTTATCACATAACTCAAACGATTATTTATACCTATAGCCACAAGTAAATTAATAACCCCGCCCAACAATGGAAAAAGACTCATTTCTTTCATCATTTACCCCCTAGCCTTTTATATGCCTTTTCGGCCCATACCTGTATAGTTTCAACAGGTAAGTCCGCCGGTACGTACTGTACGATAATCCGGCCACTGATGCGAAAAATAACCTTGTGCGATATTTTACCCGGTCGTATACTAATAGGCTGTAATCGTTTCATGCTTTCCTCCTATCACTAACAACATCGTTGATCTCAGACTCCAATGAATGCCATGTTATGCCCTGGTCGGAATCACAATTACTTTCTAAAGAAATAAGAATACGATCAATTTCAACCTCGGTTAAAACAGCGTCAAATGCTTCTTTTGCCACATTTATAACATCTAGTCTATCCCAAATGTGCCCGATCCAGTTTACCGACCCATCACTATTGTATTTAACCATACTGTCCTCCATACTAATATTATTTAGCTTAACAAGCTATTACACGGCTCTTTTGCAAAAGCCGTGCGGTAGGTGGTTAAGCAGACCTTTTGAAAGGTCGATCTTTTTGATACCATGTAGGATAGTCTTCAATAGTCTTTACCTGAGTATAATACCGATCTTTATTGTAGTGTGAACGAGTAGAGCAAATATTGACATTCTTTTGATCGGTTCTATCTTGACCGTTTTGCTCCACTATGCAAGCCTCTTCATAGTCTTTACATTTGAAAACCAGTTTATTTAGCTTGTTACCCGCCTCACCCCAGCCCGATAAAAACTTGTCTGTCATAGTTACATAATACATAATCTATCCTCCAATAATTTATTAAGCTTTAAAAGCTTTAACGAACCGCTCTATATTTCAAGAGCGGTCTATAATGCTTCTAGTCTTTTTGCATCGGCATTATAACAGCAGTAAACTGATCGTTTTCAAACAAGATAGCTTTATCCGGTTCTTGGTAGTATACCTCCCAGGAATGACCGACCAAGTCCTTAAAAAAGTCAAGGTTGACTAGGGTGTCGGTATTCTTAGAAAAAGCAAAGTAAGCCCTGCTAATGTTTGATAAATTGTTTTTCTTGAAGGTGGCATTTTCGAGATCAAGCTTGCCGTCAACTATTTTACATTTTTGCTTTTCGGGCATTACTATTTTCCAATTAGGGAAAGTGTAATCATCGATAGGAGTTAAAACTATTTGACTTTTGCTTACGACTGTTGCTTTATAATCACCATCTTCTAGAGTATCACCCGAATAGATATGCAGTCGCTTGCCATCGGTACTAATTGACTTACCCTCTTCTACGTGCAGGCCGGTCATGTGATACCTTGTTTCATCGGTACTGCGAGCTTGCAAGACAAAAGATAGCCGGGAAAATAAGGGATGATTTTTCTCTAAGATAGTTGATTCTTTTGTATTCATTTTGAATACCTCCAATAATAGAATAAAAGCTTTAAAAGCTTTACTCGAAGGCAGTATAAGACTGCCCTATAATAAAACTGTTAAACCTAGAAGCCTGCTGCTCCTAATACTTCACGGACAGTTCGTATCACGCCAACACCATCATCATAATTATCACGATAGTGATAGTCTGGTAAGTCATCGGATACAACACCACATCTTTGTTCAAGTTCAAGATCAATAGCCACCATGTAGTTTTCGAATAATGTAATCATTTTGTCCCCCTATATAATATCGTTATCGTTATAATAGCATAGGTGATAATAGAAATCAAGCATTAAAAATGAGTTTTTTACTGTTTTTTCAATATATTTAATGATAGTACTAAACAGATGTATAGTATGCAGGCTCAAATTAGCAATAGTGTTGATTAATATTTATTTATTGCCATTTGTTCTTATATATTTGGCTTTTTTATGATATAGTTGAATCATGGAAACATTACGTGATAGATATCCTAGGGAATATAGCACCTGGGCAGGTATTAAGCAAAGGTGCTATAATAAGAACAACAAGAAATATAGTTCTTATGGTGGTAAGGGAATTGTGATGTCTGAAAAATGGCTTAAATCTTTTGAAACATTTAATAGAGATATGGGCGATAAACCAATAGACAATCATATTCACCGGACAGATAATGATGGGAATTACGAGCCTGGTAATTGTGTATGGATTGAAGCGAAAAAACATAGAGAACTGCATAAAGGAATATACTCGAAAAGGCTTACAGCAAAACAAGCGAATATATATGCTTTTCTTTTTTTCAGTTATACGATCCCCACTCTTCAAGAGCTTAGTGATAATTTCAATATAACTGTTGCGACTGTCGCTTTCCATTTAAAGGCATTAAGGCGCAAGGGTAAAATTGATTGGCAACCTTATAAAAGGAGCAGCCTGGTTCTGTTTTGAGCGCAAACTAACAATTTTGTTTAATATTTTTACTGTTATTAAATGACACTGCAAAAAAGACCTTGACTATTTGGTTCGATCTGTATTATGGTCTATCTAAAAAGGCTATCGTTAAGTATCCCATTACATTTATTCAACATATATGACAAGATAGTTACAAAAGCTCTTGACATTTCTATGTATCTGTGATACACTCAAATCATGGCAAGTACAACAGTTCAAGCAAAAGCAGATAATCAGCTTGATTCTATGCTTGTTGAGTTTCTAGAAGATACGCACTTGCCTGATAAGGCAAGACCAAACGATAGTGCGGTAGCTAGTAAGCCCGCTAGGCGGAGATCTAGACCGAAACCCAAGCCAAAAGCAAAAGGTGATGGATTGACCCTTAAGCAAAAGGTTATGGTAGATGCCTACTTAGATAAGAGTAACCCTAAGACATACTCTAACAAAACACAGTCCGCCCTCGTTGCTTATAACATAGCACCAGACAACACCAACCTAGCGGGTCAAGTAGGACATGATACCTTGAAAATACCAAAGGTACAGAACTACCTAGAGCGCAGATGCGAAGAGATGGGTATAGGAGTAGAGGTTCGAGTAGACACTTTACGCCAAATAGTCAAAGGTGAAGGTGTTACCAAGACCACTATCAAGCACAAGACCAAAGCTGCTGGTGACAATGAGTTCAAGGTTACCCGCATACAAGAGGTCGAGACCCCCCCACGCGTACACGATAGGATCATAGCTATCAAAGAGATCAATAGCATGACTGGATACTATAAGCAACAGGAGATAGACAAGCAGATAGCGCTAAGTGAAGTACGCAGCATGTACGATAAGATCGTAGGCACCGGGAAGAACCGGGCTAGGGGGGAAAAGGAGTCCCGTGATATATAATATTGTCCCTCCCCTTGAAGCTCGCAACCAAATTTTGCAAGGGGCTATCTTTAATATCACGTTTGGAAACATTACCAAGCGGTAACATCTTGTCGAATACAGGCTTTATTTGTGTAAATGTTACCAAGCAGGAACATTGTTAAAGGGTTCTCCTATGCTGATAAGTTCCGCAAGGGACGACTTAGTCGCAAAGCGTCTTGGTAGGCATGGGAGTATATTAAATATAACGGAGGCAAAGAGATGAAGGCTAAACCTAAAAAAGACGGTAGCGGTAGGGGCACTAGGGCTAATCAGGGAAGGGGTGGTTGCAAGACCACAAGGAAGACTGGCAGAGGTAAATGATATGACAGTTAAAGAATTGCGAAAATATTTGAGATGGTTGCCGGGGAAAGATACAGTTTATCTTGATACGGAGAAAGCTATGTATTTGGAACATATTGATGAAGTAGAGATTAGAAAGAGGAACACAAATTTAACTTCTTATGTATCGCTAAGATCTTATGGGGAGAATGGTACAGGCTAATGATTCTAGCACCGCCAAGGATGGAACGACTAGACAGGGAATTGCGAAAGGGTGAAGCTCCGATGGTAGAGGCCCGTGAAGAGGCATACGAATGTCTTGAGGATTTCATAGACCCTGCTGAATATATACCCGATGAGTTTTGCGAGAATTGTTGCTATTGGGAAGAGTGCGGTGATGTGATGAGACTGTGGATGTTTACTTCGGGTTATGGGAAGTGCCGGTGTGAAAAATTTTGCGATGAATACGCATGGCAAGAGCCTGGTCCTCCGGAGGATGGGTTGGTAGTGCTAGGGGCGAGTTGTCAAGCTACTGGATTTGTAACAGGTCCCAAGTTTGGGTGTAGACACCATGAGAGTAGGGAGGAAGAATGATTAGAACGGGTGAGCCTGTTAATTTTTATTATAGTGGTCCATTTAGTACACGTTTTTGGGAACGAATTAACGTACTGAAAAATGACAATGATATGTACCGATTAGGTGTAATGTTGCAGAATCTTGAAGAATATGTTGCGGAACAATTATTGAAAGCGGAAGGGAAGGAGAAGGAATGAAACCATTATATTTGGTAGTGCATGAGGGTGAGATTTTGAAGGCGTATAAAGACAAAGAGTCAGCAAAGTTTATTGCGAAAGAATTGATTGCAGACAATCTTTGGATACCGGATGATGTAGCGATATATTCGGTTAATTGTGGGGAGATAGAAAATGGCTGAAAAAACATGGGCTGATAAGATTATGGATTTTATAGAAAAAGCCTCTTTGGTTAAAATCGATAGACCGCCGGAAATGTCTGAAGAGGAAATACAATCAAGAAAGGAGAGTCTAGCAGAAAGAGAAAGAATGGGAATATTAAACCGTGAAGATACTGAAGGTATTTTCTCAAAAGCAATGCGATGGGTTAGTAAACCCTATACACGAGATATGGGAGTTGGCAGAGATGATCCAAACCAGACCGTTCCGACTAAGGCTGGATATAAATATTAGGGGGTGCTTATGGCACTAGATAATGACGAAATAAACGCACTATATAAAAAGCTTGCAGAAACAAGATTAGATACTGCCGCCGGGTTAGATTGTACTGATACCACAAATGGTAGTAAACTAGATTGGAAACGATGGGATGTTCCAATGATTTCTTGGGACGAAAATACAACGAATGGTACTGATTTGGTATATGGCAAATATTCTTATACACCATATCCATATCAAATAATTCCTTGGAACCAACCGGAAATATCTGAGGATGGTGGTTTTATTGTACCGGGAGATTTAGCTAGTCAAATTAAAAATCTTTTAAAGGATACGGAGGTATTCGAAATGTATGTTTATGACATTGTTTTAGTAGACACAAAAGAGTGCGAGGTTATTCACAGGTTTGAAAACATAGTTGCTGTAGATGAGAAAATGGCAATGCTTGAGGTTGATCTGAAAGAGGCACCCGCATTCATAAAACAGTCATTAAAAAAGGGCGAAGCTAAACTCATCTTCAAGGTAGTGGGCGGGTTTGACAAATTCAAAGAGAAGGGGAAATAAATGGCAGACGTAGACGTTTTTGAAGAACTTGATGAAAAACACGAAGAATACGATGAGGCCACAGCCAAGGCCGCAGGGAAAGAAGCAGAAAAAACCGCTGAAGCAGACCCAAAACTTGAGAAGAATCCTTTTGGATCTGGCGAAGGCGACGTTTCCAGGGCACAGAGAGCTGCGAGACACGTAGCAGACTTCACACAAGACGATGATTTGCCGGTTCCTCATGTACCAAAAAACACAGAAATGGTACTTGTACAGGACTATGCGGGACGTTTGAAGACATGGCATTATGGTAATCTTGCTGTTGTGCAGGAAATGGCGCAGAATATGAAGGGAAGGAAGAGGCTGTTCATGGTAGTGCCTAGTAAGAGTGAACTGCAAGAGATTAATGCTTTAGGAGATCCAATAAACAGAGGATGAAACAATATCAGAAGCCTTTCCAGATGTCCTCTTACGAACGCAATAGATTTAACTCTATGGTAAAGGAATGTAATGGGGACAAGAAAGAGGCTTTTGATTATTGGTTAAGGTGGAAGATTAAAACTGATCTGTTCTTTTTCGGTAATGAAGTTTTGGGATGGCGCAATGCATGTAATAAATTGCGGACCAGGTGGCGGGTAGACCCAATACTACACAAATGGTTGGCTGATGCGCTGATGTCTGAAGAAGATATTTTGATTATTATATCTAGGCTGCATTTAAAAACTACCTGGGTAAAGTTGAGAATAGCTCAGCGTGTTCTTATTAACCCAAACATAAGGATTGGTTTGTTTTCTACAACTACGAAATTAGTGAGAAGGGAGTTGGCAGATATTAAAAGGATATTTGCTACTCCTATTGTTTTAAGATTGTTTGCAGAGCAGGTTCCTGCCCCAGGGAAAGATTATAAGGATTGGGAAAAGTCAACCCTGGATGAGTTGACTATTAAGAGAGATCATTCTCTTGGCAAGATGCCGCAGGAGTGTCAGATTACCGTGGCCGGTGCAGACACAAAGATAACAGGGTTTCACTTCGATGCTGCTTTCTTTGACGACATCATCGACAAGGATACCGTTAAGACAGTTGAACAGATGGAGAAGGCCGAAGAGTTTTGGGAGTACATGCAGCCTATTTTAGAAACAGATGCAGTAGTAACCATGACCGGCACTCCGTATCACTATCGGGATCTGTATGCCAAGATTGTTCGGGAGAAGCAGTTTAAGAATGTTTTCTGGAGAGGGAATATTGAGAATGGTAAACCGATTTACAAATCATGGTTTACCCTTAAAGACTTTGAGCGGCTTAAAAAGAGGATGGGGCGGCAGAATTATTTTGCACAGATAGAATGTAATTGTACGCCGGAAGAGGATAAGATCTTTCCTTCTCCGCAACCCACTTTCAAAATGCCCCTCCCAGACGACGAGAAGGGTTACAGATACTATTGTTTGATAGACCCCGCGGCCACGATTAAAGATTATAGTGATTATACGGCTTTTGCTATTATCGCAGTTAATCACATAAACCAGGTGTTTGTACCGGAGAGTTTTTCGATCAAGCGTGGCGGTGATGAGATAGCGGATTTGCTAATAAAGAAACATCTCCAGTATGGTTTTAAGAAAGTTGGTATTGAATTAGGATTGCAGACACATTTAGAAGTTATCATAAAGATGAAAATAGTAGAATGGGAACGTTTGAATAGGGCAAAACTGAAACTGCCGATTATACCCATTCCGATCAAGAGACAGAGCAAGAGACAGAGAATTGATGGTTCCCTTGGTTCTTTGGTCCGTACCGGCAAGGTAAGGATTAATTCGGAATGTAGCAGACTAATTAGGCAGATGGATATGTTCACCGGAAAAGATGGTGACGAGGACGATGAGGTAGACGCTCTCTCTATGTGCGTTTATGTTGTCGAGAGTTTTGCCCAGCATAAGAACCTGGATAAACTGCTAAGGATACCGGGTTTGACATGGAGAGATTTTCATGGAAAAAAGAAAGATACAGGTTGGGGCAAGAACTTCAGGGAGAGTGCGTAGGCTTCGGTGCAGTTATTGTGGCGGCAGAATGTTCAGACCGATAAAGGTGGGCGGACGTTTGTGTTGCAAACGCTGTGATGAGTATATGAAGGAAAAGAAAAATGGATAAAAAAATGACTAAACTCTATGAAAAAGCCGGTAAAAAAAACATAGATAAATTATATGCGGATGTTCTAAGTGATGTTTATTCTGCCAACAACAACATGAAGGAGAAGAAGAGTGGCTGAGTGGATTAGCGTTAAAGATAGATTGCCAGAAATTATTTACGGTGATGATGGCGGGGTGAATATGGTGATGGTATATCTGAAAAATGGTTTTGATGGCAGCGGGGACATTCAAATCTGGAACACTGTCTACTTGCACAACAATAAGTGCAATTTTACCCACTGGACGCCATTACCGGAACCACCGAAGGAGAAGAAGAAATGAAGAGTTTTCAGGAAGCGGTTGAAGATCTTATTAACGGGTATAGTATGGAGAATGAATCAAATACGCCAGATTTCATATTGGCAACGTATTTGTTGTCGTGTCTGAAGGCATTTGATGAAGTCACTAAGAGGCGAGATGAGTGGTATGGGGTTGATTTGTACCCAGGGTGTGGTATAGGGAAGTTATTGAAGGAGAAGAAGAATGGGTGAAAATAAAATTAGTGGTTATCCCACATGGAGTTTACAAGAAGACGGGAATTGGCACCACCTTTTGATTGCTGGTGATAAAATGTATGTGGATGGCAACGAAGTTGTTGGTAAGAATAAAAAGAAACAGAGAGAGAATTGGCATTATTTAGGGCTTCATGATGAAGTAATGTATGTGGACGGCAAAGAGGTGATCTATAAGGAAAAGAAGAATGGGTGATAACGGAACGGATCATACTGAGTTTATGAAGAAAAACATAACACCAGGGTACAACTTGCAAAAGAACGGAACATGGCACCATTTAGTAATTGATGGTGAAAAAATGTATGTGGATGGCAAAGAAGTGATCTATAAGGAACAAGACAATGGTTAGTCAAAGCGGTAACTTCAGTCAACTAATGGGTGCCGCTGGTGGCGATCCCGACAAACTGCGGCGACTGATGAACATATTCAAGCGTGTTCAGGAAGGTAAGAGCATGATGAGTGCTGCCCCACAGGGAGCTGCGGGGAATGTTAGGGCTATGCGTGGTACTCCCGGCATGATGACGCCACAAGGAGTAACGCCAGTACGTCCAGGTAGCCGTATGCCCTTCCAGAAGCAAAGGAACAGGAGATTAGCAGGAGTATAAATGGCACTTAGAGAATATAAATGCAAGTGCGGACATTCTTTTGATTTATTGTTTCCGGGAGAATATCCGAAAACCATGAAGTGTGAAAAGTGTGGTGGGACAGCCGAGAATAAGTTTGGTACTTTTGGATTTGCCCTTACTTTTCGCTACGGTTGGGACCCGGGGGCAGGGCAATACTTTGATTCAAAACGGCCAAGAGACAACTTTCTGGCCGAACACAATCTTGAGCCTGCTCCCGATGGGGCGTTTGAGACAGAATATAAGGGTAAATAATGGCTTTATTTAAGAAGAAACCAGAGATAGAAGAAGAATTACCAAAAGAATATTTGGCAATGAAAACCATATTCGATAAAGAGTATGATTCTGACGAGTATGTGGAACGCCGAAAGAAAATGAATGAGTGGCTTGAACTTTATGAGGCTAAGTTGTGGAAAGACGGCCTTGATGATAACGCAAGCCGGGTACAGGTCAATTACATATTTTCCAATATTCAAGCTCTTTGCCCTCTGTTGACTGACAATAAACCAATTTGGCATATACGGGCAGAAGAACCAGTGTTCCAGAATCTTGCCAACCTTTACAACAAGGCCGGGGAATATTTGTGGGAAGCCGAGGAAATGAGCGACCTTGTATACCTTGTTGAGCTTGATGCCCTACTGTGGCCGGTGGCGTTGACCAAAACCTATTTTGATAGCGAAACCGATAAGATTGTTACTGAGCTTGCGGATCCACGCAATTTTGTTATTGCACGTGGATATGAAGATGTATGGAAAGCCCCCTGGTGTGGGGAGAAATTACGGAAGCCCATGTCTTGGGTAAAGATGAAATTCCCGGATGAATTTGAAGACGTGAAGCCCGACAATGACACCAGTTCTGATAGCCATGAAGACAAAACAGACATGCAGCTTGAGAATGAAAATGTAACAATCTATTATATGTGGATAAGAGACAACAGTGTTGAGGATTACATCATTCAGGAAGCCAACGAGGAAGAGGGAATAAAAAAAGAAAAAGGTACTAGAAAGAAATATCCTAATGGCAGGATTGTTATTTTCACCAATACTGTTGTTTTATCTGACGAACCATCTCCTTTTGAGCATGGCTTCCCACCCTATGTGGCATGGTATGACTATCGAGTACCGCATAGTTTTTGGGGTATGGGAGAACCTCAGCAGATAGAATATCTGCACAAAGAATATAACAGGCAGCTTCAAACCGCTGTACAGTGGGCAAGACTGACCGAGAATCCCAATTACACGATTGACAGTGCATCCGGATTGGACGAAGACGAAGTAAAAGATAAGTTTGCAGAGGGCGGCAATATGTGGGTTGCAAGCCACATGAACAGCAACGAACCGATCAAAATGATCGAGACCGGAAAGATGGATAGAATACATCTCGATTTGCTTGGTATTCTACCTCAGGCGATAGAAGAGGCCAGTAGGGTTACTGAACTGTCCAAGGGCCGGGCAGCCAAGAAAGAAAGGCAGTCGGCCTCTGAAGTGTCCATAATGATTGAGTCAAGTTATACCGGAGTACGGCAGAAGGTACGCAATTTAGAGTTTTCTCTCAAGAGGGTTAATTATTTACACACCTCATTGATGATACAGAATTATACAGCACCAAAATACTTTTCCATGAAGACCGGCGACGAGCAGGGCGAACGGGTTGATTTTGGTCTTGTGGGTAATAGTGCGAATGTATTCAGGCAGACCAATAAGCCCGAGCAGTTGGAGACCGATGCCGGAACGAAGGAATCTGAAGAAGATTATGGAAAGAGATTATCTGAAGATAAAATATACCAGGAAACCGAGAGGTTGATTGAAGAAGTTTTTGGTGATGTAGACCCGATACATTTTAAGTTTAGAATAGAGATACAAACAAACAGCACTTTGCCGATGGATAAACAGAGCCTTGCCAATTTGTATCTGCGCTTGGCTGAGGTAAGAAGCACACCGCAGAGCATTATAGACGATGAGGCGGTTATGGATGCGCTACAGATACCGGACAAAGAGGCTATCCTACACAGGAAGGAACTACTCCGAAAGGAAGAAATGAAGGCAAAGATGCCACCGGCAGCCCCCACCGGGGGACCGAAGAAAGTACCTATGGGGGGACAAACACCCCCGGCTAATTTAGCAGGAGGAATGTAATGCCAATGTCACAGATGCCACCGCAAGGTGGAATGAGACCGCCACAGATGCCAGGCGGAATGTCACCGCAGGGTGGTGGCATAGAAGACAAAGTAAAGAATATGAGATCAATTATGAACCCGGTCGATGCTTCTATGATGAAGCAGGACGGGCAGATTGATCCGAACATGACTGTAATACAGTTATTGGAACAGTTGGGTATAGATCCAGAGGGTCCGGCTTCTCAGTTTACAGATTTTGCGAAAAGACAACATGAGAACGCCAATCCTTTGAATAAGATGAAGGGATTAGCGGGTGGTGGGATGGCTCCGCCAACTAGTATGGGGTCGCAGGGAGCTAATGTTCCCCCCCCACCCGACTTTGATAAATTAATGAGAGGTTAATTATGGAAAATCTGCAAGGGAATCGGTTTGACCAGATCGGACTTCAGCATTTTGCTGAAACACCCGCTGAAGGTCCTATCGAAGAACCCGCTGGCGGACCGGAATCAAGAGAAGCTGCTGTCGCAGACGCAGTAGTTGAACCTGAACAACCGGCTTTTTTCGAGTATGACAAACCTGGTGGCGAGAAGATGTCTTTCAAAGATGCCGATGAGCTTAAACAGGCTTTTGGCAAGAGTTTTATGATGCAAAGGGATTATACCGGGAAGACAACGGCACTAAGGGAACAGTCTGAAAAAGTAAAGGTAAGGGAAGCAGAGCTTGAAAAACAGGCTGAGGATTTGAAAGGTGTTGGAAAAGAATACGGAAAGTTCCGTAACTTTATGAACGCCAGACCAGATACTTATGCTAAGTTCAAGCGCATGGTAGAATCTCCACCTTCTCCTGAAGAAGCCTTCGGTCGTTCAAAAGGTTATGTAGATGAACAACTGACGGAAATTAGGGGAATGTTTGATGAGATGAAGAAGTACAGAGCCGACCAGGAGTTTGATACGCAAAAGAAAGAGTTGTACGCAAAGATGAAAGGCAAGTACAGCGACTTTGATTCTGATGCTGTTGAAAGGGTTCTTGGTAGTCTTTCGGATAATCCCGAAGCCTTAGTTGAAATGGGGTATTTTTCGGAACGTGGTCGATTAGATCCCGTAGAAATGGAGCGCAGGGTTGCAGAGGCGTCAGAAAGAAAACGCCGAGAAACGCCGGGGGTCGTACCTGGTCCAGGTAAACCCGGCAAAGCCAAGAGCTTTGATAACATTGCAGATGCAAGGAGGGCAGCCCAAGAAGCGCAATAGGAGCTAACAAATGGCACTTGCCATAGTTGAAGCTAATACGGTTAGCCGTAAATATTTTGACAAAACCATGACACAGAATGTGTATGAGGATTCTGCTGTTTTATATAAATTAAAAGACAACAGAGCAATTACTGTGGATGGTGGAACTTCTATACAGTTTCCGGTAAGATACCGGAAGTTCGCAAGAGCTGATGCGGTTGGTCCGCATGAGCAGGTTACTTTCGAGCAAAAAGTCACCCGTACTGGTGGCGACATTGCATGGAAGTATTACAACTGTGACAATATGATTTCCTGGGACGAGAGGGTCAAGAACTCAGGGAAGGAAAAGATTGTCAATTTATTGGCTGATAAAGCCGATGAAATCCGTGAAGATATGATGGACAGGTTTGCAACTGACCTTTACACAACCAACCCGAATGGGTTAGGTTTTATTTCTCTTCCCGTTATCGTAGGGACAGACACTTATGCCGGTATTCTGATAGCGGATGTACCGGAGTGGCAATCTACAGAAGATACTACCACTACTGAGTTAGTGCTTTACGGTGCAAACTCTTTGAGTTACTTTGTTAATGCGGCTACTTTTGGCAAGAACTCTCCGACCTTACACATGACTACCAGAGATTTGGCTTCCAAGTTTGAGTCTCTTATTGAACCGCAGAAAAGGTATAAAGAGAAGACTCTTGCAGATGCAGGTTTCACCAATACTACTTTTCATGGTGTTCCTGTTGTTGGTGATGCTTTTTGTGTCGCCAAGATGTGGTTGGGTCTTGATATTAAGCAGTTAGAGCTTCGGTATCATAAAGACTTCAATTTTGACGTATCGGATTGGCAGGACCTTTTTCAGGCTGGCTTTCCTCGTGCTATGGGCAAAGTAATGTCCTGGGCGGGGAATATGACTTGCAGGATGCGGAGATCTAGTTTCAAAGCGACTGCACTAGACTATACCATATAAGGAGGATAATATGGGTGTTCATTTTGTACCCGATGCGTATACATACGCAACCTTTGAAAAAAGGTGGGATTCAGACGGTAAAGTATTTCACAATGCCATAGCTCATGATGCTCTTACAGCTAAGACTCCTTATGGAATCATAGCGAATGAGTATGGTCCCGTGTCAGAAGCTTTACCTGCTGCCGATAAGTACATCTATGTGGGTGTACCAACAGAAGCTGTTGCCAGCGGTGTTAACTGCTGGTTGCAGATCGGTGGATATATTACAGCAGTAATAAGTACGGCGTTGACCGTGGCCCTTGGTGATGGTTTTACCATAAATGCAGGAGCCGTGGCTGATATTGCAGCGGCTTATTCCGGGGCGGCAGGAGAATTTGCCGTAAATGCTGGTACTGCGGGTGCTTCGACAACTCACGCAATGATACTGGTGCCCGAACAGATCATAACTATATAAGGAGGATGATATGGGTGAATTAACTTGTTTTGTACCCGATGCTTACACTTATGCCTCCTTTCAGCCAAGGTATGATTCAAATGGGAAGGTGTTCATAAATGCCATTGCCGGAGATACGCTTACTGCGAAGACCCCTGTGGGGGTGATTTATAATGAGTATGGAGCTGTAACTCTGGCCTTGGCGGATACTACACTTTATTACAGGGTTGGGGTTCCGATAGCCGGTGCTGCTGCTGATGCTAGCGTGTGGTTGCAGCATGGTGGTTATATCACTGATGTAGTCACTGCAAGCATTACTACAGTTGTGGGCTATGGGATTGAAATACATGATGGTACTGTTGCTCTGGTTTCAGCCGATTATTCAGGCGTAGACGCAGAGTTTGCAGTATGTACGGAAGCGTCTGGCGCAAGCACGACCCATGAGTTGATGCTTGTACCAAGATTAATACTTTCGTCTTCGTAAGTTATATAGGCAAGGGTAGCGGAAGAGTATGAAAATTACTTGCTCTTAGCCTGTATTATAGAGAATTAGAGGGGGTGGGACCGCTCACCCCCTATTTAGGAGTTTTAAATGGCTGGAACTAGGAGATGGACTGACAAGTTCAAATGGGGTTCTACGGGTGGTGGCATAATAGAGGCTGGTACTTCTTCAGTACCTCTTGTTATAAAAAATGCTTCAGATCCGTTAGTTCAGATTCATACGACACATTCTTTATTGGCCGGAATAGTAAGAAGCATGGAGATTGTGCAAACACAGACGGTGGCTGATGTCAGCATAGTCAACGAGGCTCTTTATGTAAGTTTTGAGTCTGCCGTTACCACGGGGGAGTGGGCTAATGCTATTGTTGGTAGGATTAGTTTTACTGCTCCAGGTAAAGCTGATGGTGGTATGGCTGCTGCTATCTGTAGCGAGATGAATATGCCAGCGGCCGCACAGACTGGCGGCGTGTATTGTTCGTTGGATGTAGAGATGAATTGTCCAACAAGTTTTACGCATGCTGCTAATACAGCCCTGCCTGTTAGTTTTATCAGGTTCGGGTTGTGGGGTGGTGCAGCGGGTGAGTTTGACGATCATGGAGTGCTTTTCCACATAGAAGGAGTAACTGCTGGTGATGGGCATGTATTTGATACAACGCCAGCTAATGCTGATTTTGCGGCGGATGCTGCACTGAAGATCAATGTGAAGGGAACTGAGTATTGGATTGGACTCTGTGACCAGAAATCATGTGTTGCGTAAATAAATAAGAAGGAGTGAGAGATGGTGTTAGAAATTCAAGAACGGTTGGGAATCATGGGACTTTTAGGCCAAGAGGGGAGCGTGGCTTTCCTTAAGGCTAAGAGAGATATTGTGTCAAAAGTTGGGTTGTCGGCTGACGAGATCAAAGAGTTTGAGGTTGTTGTAAAAGACGGCAGCACTGCTTGGAACCCCGAAAAGGCAAAAGAGAAAGATATTGAGTTCACTGGTGGGGAAATAGCCATTATGGTAGATGCACTAAAAGCATTAGAAAAAGAAGAAAAGCTACTTGAACACCAGCTCTCGCTCTACGAGAAGTTTGTAGAAGGAGGTTAAGATGCCAGCACACAGAGAGGCACAGGGAAATGAGACACGGACATCGGCAGGCAGTACTACTTTGATAGATATTTCTGACCATGGCACTCGACTGAGGCTTAAAACCCTTGTGGTCGGGATTTCGGTGTTTGCAGGTTCAGGAAAGGTAGAAATTACCGATGGTACTACAACCTACTTCGCATGGGAAGCAATAACAACGGGGGGAGGACAACCTCCTTCCGTTAATATTCCTGATGGGTTTGATTGGGGAGCTAACAAAGACATTATCCTCACGACTACAGGAGCAATTACAGTTCATGCGGTATGTACGGCTGAAGTGAGGGGGTAAAATGCCCGCTCATAGAGTAGCACAAGGGAATAAGGGCCGAGTCGGTGGGGCAGGTGTTGGTACCGCTACCCTGATCGACTGTTCGGGCTATGGCTCACGGCTAAGGATTAAAACATTATGTTGTTCTATTGCCGTGTTCGCCAATGAGGGTTTGATAGAAATTACTGACGGCACTACCACCCATTTTTCGTGGAGTGCTGACGACAATCAGGGGGCGGGAAAACAACCGCCATGCCTCAATTTCCCCGATGGTTATGATTGGGGTGATGGTCTTGACGTGATTCTAAAGACCACAAATGCCATTACAATGTGGTGCATAGTAGTGGCGGAAGTGAGGGGATAATGCCCGCACATCGTGTGGCTCAAGGTAACGTATACCTTCAGGGAGACGGTTCTGCGACCATCATTGACTGCTCCGACTATGGAGATAGGCTTAGGCTGAAAACATTGGTGGTAACTTTCTCTCTTGTGCTGGTGAGTTATTCGGTGGAGGTTACAGACGGCACCACGACCATATTCCAGTGGGAGGCAAAGGCCGGAAAGCTGAAACAACCACCGTGTCTAAACTTCCCCGATGGTTACGATTGGGGAGCAGGGAATGACATTATTCTGAAGATAGAAGCTCCGCCAACAAAAGGCGGCCCTGCAATATTTGTTTATGCAATAGCTGTGGCTGAAGCAAGGGGAGAGACATGACCTTAACAAAAATGATTACAAGGATACGGCAACGCTCACGGACTGGTGAAGATTTTGTTCCTGCTGCTGTTATTGTTGATAGAATTAACGAAGCAATGACTCAATTATCCAAAGATATGGGCGGGCTGGTTAAAGAAGCTTACCTCGCACTTACACCAAAGTTTGACCTATCCACCCATCATGCGTTTAATATCACAATAGTGGGTGGAACAAATGCGCTTGTGGCGACAGATATTCCGGTAACTGATGTTTCCGTGAACGACCAGACCGGAGCAGAAACAGCCACCGAGTTACAGGAGCGAATACGGGCAGCAGGCCCTACTACGTTGACGGTAGCATGGAGTGCGTCTACCTATAAGTTCACGATAGATGGTGATGACTGTACTTCGATGACGATCGCAGCTCCCGTTGGAGCGAATTATGCGGATGTTACGGATCTGTTATTTGCCAAAACTGGTACAGAAACAGCCCTAACCTGGGTGAGCAATATTCCACAAGATTGTATGCTTGAGGTAGATCTCCCATCTGACTTTTTAAGGATCAAGGCGGTAGAATGGGACAGGAACCCCTTAAGCCCGGCTCCATTTGATCTGTTTGTCTCACCGCAAGCAAGCGGTGTACCGTGTTACTATCAGATAATGAACAAGAAAATGAGGGTAAATGCTATACCCACTTCTCAAAAGTTATTTCATCTGTTTTATAAATATTTACCAGCTACGATTACTCCCGCATATCAAGAATGTGGGTTATCTTCCAAAACCACAGCTACCGAAACAGGGCTTGCGGCTACAACCCAATACTATTTCAAAATCACAATTGATGGCGGAGCTGAGACTGAATATGACATTACTACTGGTGCAAGAACAACTTTTGCTCCAGTTATAGTTTTGTTGAACGCAGAAGCCTTGGGGTGTACTTTTACTATTACCGGCGGAGATTTGAGATGTACTTCATCTGCTGGTGGTCCCGAATCTTCTATAGCCCTGGCTGCTGGTACTACGGGAACTGACTTATTTGTTACTCTTACTGGTTGGGCGGCTTTTGATACTGCATATTCGGAGCTTCAAGATGAGATAGCGATAGAGGCAGAAATAGAAGATGCAATAATATTTTACGCAACGGCTTTACTATATGAGGATGCGGCAGATTTAGCAAAAGCCAATTACTTCAGGGCCAGATATGTTGTGGCTAAGAATGAGTATAAACAACAATTAGGCAATCAGAACCCAAAGTTCCGGACTTATACGAAAGGAACAATTAGAAAGGATTACCGGGTAATAGTTTGAAAACTTCGAGTATCATTGACGGCAGGGGCGGGGTTGATAAATTATTATTGGTTTCCGGGGAGGGGTTGACAAATTATTATGGATGTGATATAATGATTAACTATGAAACATACATGGATATTCAGCGTACATCCGAACAGCAAGGCTCTTGTAGCAGAGGAACGCCCCGGCCCTCTCGATACTTCTTGTTGGGTAGTAACCAGTCATGTGCCATGTGGAAATGGTTATATTTTTATTGGTTTCAACCCACGGCAATTGGTTTATCGTGCGGTTTACGAAAGAGAGGTAGGCCCAATCCCCGAAGGGTTAATAATAAGACACAGATGCGACAATCCGAAATGTGTCAATCCCGATCATCTTTTAACAGGAACCAAGCAAGACAATACACAAGACATGATAAACAGAAAACGCCACAAATATGGCGAAAAAGCTTCTTGGTCAAAATTAAACGAAATTTCTGTACGATTTATTCGGCAGTTAGAAAAAGCACCAGGAATATTTGCCTATCTTGCTTGTCTTTTAAATGTATCAGAAGCAACTATCAGAGATGCCTATTATGGCCGAACATGGAGGCATCTCAATGAAAACAACGAGCCTAATCGACGGAAGATCGGGATATTATACAGATGAAGCTTACGAGCTTATTCCGAGGAATGGTCTCCTCACGGCTGAAAACTGCTATTGGCGAGATGGCCTACAGCAAAGAGGTGGACATAAGCCCTATGGCACCGCAACATACGCAGTCAATGATGTGGTCCGTGGTGTATCACAAAGATACTATATTAATGATGCTTGGGTAAGCTTCGAGGCTGTAGATGTTGCCCTTGCGGGCAAGGTTAGATTCTTTTGGCGGGCAACTACCGGGCTGACTGCTGTAGACAATACTTTTGAATGGACAACCGGCTTAGAGGTGCACTTCGCAGAAATTGATGGCCATATTGTAGCGGTGAACGGAGAGGACAAACCTGCTGTGATCTACTATGATGGTGCGTATAAAATACAGAATCTTGAAGCCCATGATGTTCGGACAAGAAGCACTACCACCTGGAATGCTGGACAGTATACGGAGGTCGGTCCGGTATGGAGAGACGACACTACTGACGCTCAGGATGTGGGTGTGAATGACTTCCAGATAACAACCGCAACCGATGATGATGGGTTCTTTGTAGCCTGTACGCATACCTTCAACAAAGTGATCGTGGTAGACGCTACGGCTGCCGCCGGTGCGCCAGCAATAGAGTATAGATATTATACAGATGCTGGGGCATGGGGTACTCCCGTGATGGTAACTACACCAGACTGGACCGCTGCTGAAGCAAATAGAACTATTGAGTTTAACTATCCTAGTGATATGGGTAGATATGATGGTGCAGAGAGCGTATTGGCTAACAGGTTCTTGCTAAGGGTGCGCTTCACGACTGCTCCCACCGGAGCGGTAACGGCTGACTCTATGACTGTTTACCACACACAATATATTACTCAGATAACCGGAACCGATCAGCCACACTTTGTTTTGGCACATAATAGCAGGATATGGTTGGCAACAGGATATATTGTGTTCTATTCGCCACCCAACACGGTGACTGGTTGGCGAGGTTTGAGTGAATCCGAATACTTTCTTGAGGGTGGGCCAGAAGTTAGGTCTATGGTATCTCACAAAGGCTATCTTGTGGTGTACAAGGATGCAGCCACCTATGTATTTTATGGCAATTCGCTTGAGTCATTCTTGCGTAAAAAGGTATCTGATGTAGGTATCGGTACGGGTATACGTTCTCCGGTATCTGCTGAACAAGCTTATTATTTAAATCAGAACGGTTTGAGGATGTTTGATGGGGCAAAAGATATAGTTGTGAGCAAGCATATTCAAACTGATATTGACGGATACACCAATTCGAGTGCTGTTGCAACATATTACAACGGAGAGGTATGGTTATCTTTCCCGGATGATAAGATTGTGCTTGTCTTTGACCCTGCCACGATGAAAGTAGACGAACAGACAGGGGATGGGTCGGTCGCTTTCTTTAAGTTCACCGGCTTCCAGGCTGATTATTTTATCAACTGTAACGGCAGCGGTGACACTGGATACTTTCTAGCTGTTGTTAATGATACGACCCCCTATGTGGCAAGGCTTGAAAATGGTACGAATGATGAAATAAGAGATACTACTGTAGTGAATACCGACTATAATATAATGACTAATTACTTGGCCTTTGTAGATTTCCAGACCGAAAAACGCTATGGAATATTGAAGCTGAAACTTAAAGAGGCCACAGCAGAAACCATCTATGCTATTACCCTCAGTGCTGACGGTGGTGAACGTACTGCCTCTGCAAACGTAACTGTTGCCCTTGGCACACGCTACTACAATAGTATCAGCAGAATACCATATACCATAGATGGATATAACATAGCAATACAAATCCGCAATAACCAATTACAGGATGCTGGAATGAGGGGTATTTCTCTGCAATACGAGAAGAAGGAGTTTTAATATGTCAGATATTTATGATAGAGATAGAGATGAGCCATACGGTTCGCCCGATCCTGACCGAGAATATGTAGATCCAAATCCACAACCAGTAATACCAGACGAACGAACTTATGGAAGTTTAACCGCTGAACAATGGTTCACACCACAGTATCACACCGATGAATACTCACAATATTGGGACCCCTTTCTTCAGGAAGGAGAAAACTGGGAGGAGTTAGCTACTACATACGCTGGTATGCCGGTTGTGTCTGGTTATTGGACTGGTGAGGGCGAGAATAGGGTTTTTACACCAGAAAAAAGTCTGTACAGCACAACTTCTCAGCTAGCTGAGTTGCAGGATACTGAATTCCCCACCTTTGATGAATGGATGGGCGGGTCCGGGGCCACTTACGAATCAGACCTTACGCAAACAGATCCCTATGCAGGTATTACAGCTATAGCAGAAGATTTTAATGATTTAAGCGATGAGCAACAGGGGGCCCTAGATGCCGCAGCTATGGCAAATGGTTTTGTAACCCCAGAGGGTACGGGAGATGGGGCGGCATATCTTGATTATATTCAGAGTCAACGAGAGCAAAAAGACCTTGGTGTAATGGGTCAAACCGGAGTAATGGGTACTGAATATGAGACTGCTGCCCGAAAAGCGACACAGTCCAGTATCGAGCAGACAGTGGAAGCTAATATGCAGATGATAGAATCTCTGGGTATGGGTTCTTCGGCTGCTGCTTATGCAAAAATGAATGAGGTCAGTAACACCATTCAAAACATGACCCTGCAAGCAGATGTGAAATTGCTTGAACAAGACATGCTAATGAGACAGATGGAATATGAGGGTTTGCTTGCTAGAAGCGAACAGGCCGCTCAGGCTGGACGGGCCGCAGCCGCACAATATGCTGAAATGATTGTGAATAAGAGAATGGCAGCACTAGAGGGTTATGCTATTCAAATGAATACAATAGTACAAAACAATGCACAGACTCTACAGCAGTACGGTATGGAGCTTGAACGGATTACTTCTCATGCTGAAATAACCTATAAGAGCATCATGGCAGAGATAGGATACGATGAGCACTTAATGCAGCAGAGCGAAGATTACTACAACCAATACATGCAACCCTATTACGATAAGATGGAGGCTTGGTATCAGGCGGAAGAATTGCGGATTGCGGAAAAGGCGGCTGAGGGTGACGGTCTGTGGGGATTTGTTTCTGATATTGTAGGATGGGGTATAGCTATTCTTGGTATCGTAGTGGGAAATCCCGCAGTAGTAGCAGCAGGAGCAGGAGTAGCAGCAGCGGAATAAAGGAGAACAATATGCCTTACACTGAAAGTGTAAATTTACAACGCCAAAGAATAGCAGATATGGCTCGTTCATTATCTGGTTCTAAACAACGGCTTGGCGAAAGAAAGGCCGCAGAAAGAGAGGCCGGTAAACAAAGAATATCAAGCGCACTTGGTAAATTCGGAGAACAGGTACAAGAGCGTAGGCTAGTTAAAGCCCATGGTGAGCAGCAACGATTAACACAAGAAGCTCAGTATGCTCCTGGTTCTGGTTATACTGAATGGGAAAATATACGTGAAGAAACAAGAGCCAGACTAAAGGCAGAATATGGTGCCGCTGCCACTGATCCAGACAGCCCCTATTACCAGCAAAGCGGTGATGTGGGGGCTACTATTGCTCTTTTTGAATGGTTTGATAAGTTGCCTGAATCGCAAAAACAAAATTATCTTAGGATGATAAGAACTGGTACTGTCACCACACCAACGGATGATCCCAATGGGCTAGATGGGCAATCTATGATTAAGGCTATGTTTATGGATTATAGTGCCGGTCTCAAAATAAAAGGTGTAGAAGGTGATGCAGGGGATTTTAGAGCTTGGGTAATGGCAGAAATACAACCCATGCCTGGTTTTAATAATGTAACCGATGAACAAAGGAAATCAATTACAGATGCTCTTGATCTTTGGATACCCAGACTTTTCGAGACAGGTGCGGTAGACGAAGCTCCTGTTGCTGTGAGAGGTGCACCCAGAGGTCAGTCTGAAAGAGAAACCGGACTTGAACAAGAATTGTTACAAAAGATTATGGCAGCTCAGCAAAAACAAATATCAGAAACAGGAATGGGTGAAGAAATGTCAAGAGCGGGGATGGCTAAAACAGCAGCTATTGAGAAACAATGGCAACCCATAATTGATGAGATAAACGAGCCTAAATATATAGGACTTGTGCGGTATAATGAGATAATGCAAATGATACATAATTTAAAGCCAAAACCCTTAGAGGATAAGGCTGAAGAAGAAAAATTAAAAAGAGCACTGTGGTATTAATAGAATATGCCCTTCTTCCCTTCGCAAACAATACAAGGACTCGATGTTGGTTCGTTTGCAGATAAGTATGCTCAAAAACTATACCCTGCCCGCAAGAAACAGACAAGCTTTTTCCCACAACCCAAGCAATTAACACCATCTCAGCAAGAACTACTTCCATATTTACAGATTGAGGCGGAGAAAAAGGCCAAAAAGAAAGGGCTATTGCAGCCAGTTGAGGCGTTATTCAACCTTCTCAACCGTGGTCAATTTTTAACCGCCGGTATCGCACAGCAAGTAATCAACAACATAGAAGATAACCGACCAGTCATGGAAGATATGCCCGAAACTATTAAGCAAGCGGTAACCGGCAAGGTACAATATGATTGGGAAGTAGTGTTATTCGGTGGCAAACACAGGGGAGGCGAAGAATATGAAGGGCTTATGCCTTGGGACCCTACCACCGGAGCCGGAAAGTTCGGCAAAGGAGCGGCAGGATTTATTGCTAACGTTGCTTTGGATCCGCTTACCTATGTTGGGTTCGGTCCTTCTACTGCTGCTAAGGGTGCCGCAACCAGGTATGCTGACGATGTTGTTAAGTTCGCCATTAGGGGAATTGGCAAGGATGCTAAGAAGGCCATTCCTGAAATGGTACAGAAAGGGTTTAGCAAGAAACTTTTTGCTGAGAAATTAGGTAAAAGCGTACCAAAAGCCCTTCAGTACATGCAGAAATATTCCGGTGGTGATGTAACCAAATTCTATTCCAAGCTATCGAAACAAGCCTACAAGAAAGCCCTTAGAACTCCGGGGAAAGAACTCACAGATCCATTATTGAAAGAGTTCGGGGAAGAGTTGGGCGAGAAGGGTGTAAGCAAAGGTGCAAAGAGCTATCTTGAAAAGACCATCGCAGAATTGAAGGCTAGTCCATACGCAGGAGCCGGGCAGAGAGCCGGCAGGTTTATGCGGGCAGAGTTTGGTGTTGGTGAACGGTATCCCAACTGGCTCAAAACAATGGATAAGCTCAAGAGTAGGATGGCTAAGAGCAAAATAGGTGGTAAGTTTTCTGATGCCTGGTGGGGATTAATGAATAATCCCAAATCTCCAGTGGCGAATATCCGCAAAATGTTCCATGTAAGGAACCCCTACCAGAAACTTCTTTCAGTGATGGAAAGAGATATTATTTCTGAGTCTTCTCATTCTATGGTGATTAAGGGTGAGCGCATAATGCGGTCACTTGACGATTTAACCGATGTTGAAAACAAAGCAGTAAGAGACTTTATGATCCAGTCTCAGATCATGCAGGAGGCAGCGAAAAAGACTGGAGAAGTACCATTAAGGGCTTCCGAATTGGTGCAGAAATACGGGGATAAGATAGATGTTGACAAGGTTATCAAGAAGATAACTGAGATCAATACCATGACAAAAGAATGGCGGCAGTTCAACGTGGAAGCCTATGAGAAGGGACTTGCTAGTAAGGTGGGGGAATGGCAGGACTATCTCCCCGAACAGCGGGTCGGTAGCATGGGAGCGAAAAGAGCTGGTACTCAGATGGGGGCTGCCAAGCAAGCGTACACCAGACCCAGGAAAGCGGGATGGTCTGGAAATATAAAGGCCCAAGTAGAGAAAATCAAATGGATGTACGGGGTTGACGATGCAACCGCCAAGAAAGTATTAATGGGTGGCGGTGGAGATCTTAACGTAGACCTACAGGATATGTTGATGCGACGTGCGTTCGCACAAACTAGGTTTGAGCAACGTATCAATATGATAGAAAGTTTTCGAGAATTTGGGGTAAATCTTAACGAGGTAAAGAAGCTTCCCGGTGGTAAGAATATATACCGTGAGTTGACCGGACAGTGGGGACAGCTTGAGCAATTAGGGCTAAAGCCGATCCAGGGCAAGGGACTTAAGGGATATGTGTTTGACCGTGAAATAGCCGATGTATTGCAAAGAGTAGTTGATTTGGGTTCTAACGACCAATCCATGAAGGCAGCGGCAAAGGCATTGAGTAGCTTCACCTCATGGTGGAGGGGATGGGCTACCCTATCTCCGGGGTTCCACGCTCGTAATTTCTATTCCAATAATATGACCGGATTTCTCAAGCACGGTATGGAATGGTTTAATCCTAACGTACATCTTGAATCTATGGTGGGAACTGCAATCGGACTACATGGTAAAGAGGCTGGTATAAGACAGCTATCCAAGATAATGCCGGACAGTCTTATAAAAGAAGTCATGGGGCGGCAGATTGGCAATCAAAGAATTGTCGATTTGGCTGATTGGGCCGGTTCAAAAGGTATTATCACTCGTATGTCAAAGGGATACGGCCAGCCAGAGTCTTTCAAAGAGCTGGTTAAAATGGAAGGCAAACTGTTCGAGAGTATAAACCTTAACCCCATGTCTACTCAAAATGTAGCCATGAAGGGCAGCAGACAGTTGGGTAGCTTTATCGAGTCAAGCGCAAAGTTCCAATCCTTTCTATTGGATCTCCGCCGAAGCGTAAAGCAGGGCGGCAGCATGCAGGCTGGAATGGATTACGCCAAGAGAGAGGCAAGGAAATGGTGGATAGATTATGGTGATCTAACTGACTTTGAGAAGAAAACCATGAAGAACATCATACCATTTTACACCTGGATCAGAGGAAATATAGCCAATCAATTAACAGGGTTGTTGCAGTTTACAGAGATGTATGCCATGATTCCGAAGGCCACACAAGCCTTTACCGCAGAAGGTGGACCAAGCAGAGAAGAAACGCCCGATTGGATGAGAGAGTTAGGTATGTTCCCGATTGATGAAACCGATGGAAAGCCCCGGATGTTTTGGCCGAACTTTCCCTACCAGGATTTAAATAAGATCCCCATTAAGTTCCAGATGGACGAGGAAACCGGATTCCCCGTGCCTATGGCTGGAAGCCCGTGGGATTTGGTGTCTGATATTGCTGCCGATGCTCACCCACTAATTAAGTCGGTTATACAGGTTATTCCAAAAGAAGGGGTTGACATATTCTACCAGGAACCGTTGGGCGAAACCAGAAAAGCACCAAGAGCTTTAAGACTATTAACTAAATCGAAAGGATTGTTGGGGTTTTTGGATGGTATGATGCGTAGAGCTGGCTTCGAAGAGGGCATGAGAGTTGACGTTAATAAGAAAGGCCAGTTGATAATGGACGCTAAAATGGCAAAGGTATTGGAAGATAATATCCTACCTTTACGAATGATACCGCAGTACCTTGACCTCCCGGAGTTGATGTTCCCCGTGCTGGAAGATTGGAAACGAAAGATCACTGGTGCAGTAGACGACTATGATGCTGTAGAGCAGTTCATGCAGACGCTTTCCTTCTATGCTGGTGTCAAGATGAAAGACCTTGAGTTGGAAGATTACGAGTTCAGGGAGAAGGAAGAGCTGTTGGAGAAAGCGCAGGCAGCCAAAAGGAAGATGACTAAGAAACTTCCCGGTGCTGAGACTCGCAGTCAAACATGGAAACAAAAACGTAAAGAATACCAGAAGAGGTTAGGGTTATGAGATGTGTATTAAATGGATTAAGAGGTTATTTATGCTTTCATGGCAAGAAATAGAAGCAGCCAAAGCAGCAGAAGCAGCCGGTACTCTTGAGAACGAAGCCCGGATACAGACCTTACCCCCCGGATATATCAAGGGGTTTGATCTTACCATAGACGGCGACACTGGTGCGCTCACAATAGGTGCTGGATTTGCTGATGTTAATGGTGTATTTGTAAGGCGTAACGATATCCATATAATGACCGATGAAGACTACGGTACTGGTGTACTGGAACTACCTTCCTTACGGTACTATATTTATATCTCAAAAGAATCGGCCTTTTGGGTAGACGTTACCGCTCCCGAATATCAAGCTCTGCTATATGGAAACTACCATCCCGATCTAACATATAGATATATAGGTGAGTTCTATGTCGGTGCTGACGGCAAGATAGCAATAGCAACTTCTTTAGAACAGAACACCGGACAGATTATTGTGGTTGCCTCTTCTACTTATAAAGGATTGAAATACGATAGACTATGTGATGGCACACGAGATGAAGTGGAGATTAATGCTGCCATAACCTATTTGAGCGAAACCTATGGTGGTGGTGTTGTTGAATTGACAGAGGGTACTTTTTATACTGGTGCATCGGTAGTACCAAAAGTCAATGTTGCTTTACAGGGCAGGGGATGGGGTACAATCATAGAGAAGAATGGTGATTTTGTTGGGATTAATGCGATAGGTACTGTCTGCAATAAAATCACTGGTATAATCTTAAAGAATTTTAAAATCACACGGAATAGTGCTGACACAAATGATAAAGAATTAATGAAATTTGAATATACTGATGATCTTTTAATTGATAATATTCTTTTTTATGTTGCTTATACCCGTGGGTTATTTATACTATATTCTGATGGTTTTTTGATAACAGATTGTTTGTTTAATAGGTTCAAAACAGGGGGATTATATTGTTATTTGTCAAGTGGTATTATTAGCAGTTGCGTTGTAAATGGATCAAGCATATCAACTGATCAGATTTGTATGGGTATAAGAGTAACAAGTTGTTCTGATACGATTGTTTCTGCTTGTAAAGTAATAAATATGGAAAGTTCGGTGGGTGCTGTACGTCTACTTGGACTATTTGTTACTGGTACCAATAACAAGGTTGACGGATGTTTTATAGAGAATCTAAAAAGTACAACTGCGGCTGCTGTTTGTGGTATATGGGTAAGATCCGATAAGCAACAAATAACTAATAATTATGTGGAGATTATAACAAATACAGATACGACGAGTGAGGCTTTCGGAATTTTAACCGATGGTGATGATGGTCTAATATCTAATAATTATATTGTAGATAGTTCGGGAACAGGAATAGCGGTTGGTGCTGCCGCTAACCGAAACCTTATTAATTCCAATTTCTGCCGTGCGAACGGTGCTGATGCTGACATAGCGAATGTAAACGAAGATAACTTCTCTAACCGTGGCACTGATACTATGGCTACCGCTAACAGTTGGCAAGAACAAACTGGTAACGCTGACACCACCGGCCAACGAGTATTAAGCGGTAAAGTAGATGTTCATGGAGATCCAGAGTTCTTGTCTGAAGAGAACATAGGTAACGCCACACTGCTAGCCACTACTACACCGGCATTATTGGCCTTTTCTAACGGATATGACGGCGATAGTGCTGTTAATTTTATGAAGCAGGTGGCTGCTGATGTTGAGCCTGCCGCATGGAAGAACCTCACCGGCCTGAAGAAACACTTCCTCTACGCACAGCTTGACGCTGGTGTGATAACCTACGGCAAAACCCCCTGCGATCCTGAATACGCAAGACACTTTCATTCTACTCATAGATTCTCTCAGCACTCACTTCTACACTTTGAAGAACTAACCAATCCAATAGACGAGTTTGCCGATAATGACGCTTGTGGTGGTGGGGTTGTGTGGACTGCTTCGGGAGCGGCGAGAAGTGCTGTCCAGAAGAAGTTTGGTAGTTATTCCTACCTATTCGATGGAGCTAATGACTACATTGAAACCACCGATATAACAGATTTACAGAGACCTTTTACTTTGGAGTTGTGGTTTTATACAACAAATAATGCTGACACGCAATATTTTGTCGGTTCAAAAAATGCTTACTCTTTTGCTATTGATTTTAGTGGAGCTTCAGGTGATCGGGTACGATTGCAAGCTTCATCCGATTTAGCCAGTTGGGACATAGCTAATAGTGTCTATGGAGTAAATGCCATATCAATAAATGAGTTCCACAAAACGACCTTTGAATGGGATGGTTCTTTTTATCGGGTATATATAGATGGGGTATTAGAAATTGAAGTAGCCAATACTACTCCGTTATCTATAATGACAGGACTACAAATTGGAAATGCTGTAACGCACGCTACCGCTGCCTTGGATGGCTACATAGACGAGTTCCGCCTAACAGTCGGTAACTGCCGTTATGGTACTGCTCACGCTGTTGAAACAGAAGCCCTCACTCCCGATGCTCAGTGGTTCGATACTCAGGCTATGAAATATTTTGAAGGGCATCCTGGTGATTGGACAGAAAAGAAACGATTAATGCTTGGTGAAGCCAACGCAGATAGAAGAGTTGGGGCTTTGCTACATTTTAACGCTGCTGCTGATACTACCGATTGGACGAAGCTAATAGATGAATATGGGAATAAGTGGACTTTTGGGGGGACTGCAAGGTTAGATACTGATGATAATGGTGGTGGAAATATCGCTCCGAAGTTTGGGAATAGGTTCCTCTGGATGGATGGTAATAGTGATTATGGTAGTTTAGACCTTGGTTCTGACACTATAGGAAAACTTGACTTGGGCAAACCCTTTACTTACGAAGTTTGGTGGTATACGGCGGACAATACGCAAGATTCACAAACAGCTATTAATCTTGATTATAGTAGTGCTTCTAACTTTGGTTTACTAGTTCGTTATAGTGCTACAAACAAGTTTGATGTCTATATATCTTCTGACGGGGCAAATTGGGACATAGCCAGTGATCCAGATGGGTCCGACGCATTGGGTATAGCCAACTACACTTGGTACAAAATTACATTAGAATGGGACGGTTCTTATTATAAAATCTATCTAAATGGGGTGCAAGTTTATTCCAAGACTTCATCGGTTGCTACATGCGATTGTCGTTATGTTGTTTTTGGGACGTATGCCGCAGGAAGTCGGCATAACGGCGGCGTAGACGAGTTCCGTCTCACGATAGGTCACAACCAATACGGTGCAGCACATACCCCCGAAACAGCAGAGTTCTCTACCGAAGGAACTATTGATACTTGTACCTCCCACATGCTCCGGGAAACTTACGAAACCAATCATGCTTCTCCTGGAAAATTAACCCTGTTGAAAGAAAGCGAAAGAAGCACGGGATGGGATGTCAATATAAACCCCACTACGGCATGGACAGAAATTGATTTCTCTTTGGTGTGTCCGCCGGGAACAAAGGCTGTTCTCGGCCTGATGTATATAAAACAAACTGACACTACAGCAATATTGTGTGCAAGATGTAGTTGCTCTTACGAAACCAATGTAGACAGAACAACAAAATATGTTAATCAAAAGAGTGCGAATTATGTATTTGCAGTTCCAATAATGTTCCGGGCAGAGCACGGCATATTTAATATTAGAGAATACTCTGCTAGTAATGAGATAGCTGAGTTCAAGTTCAGAATACACGGATGGTACAGACGATGAAATATATATGTTCAGAATATCAAGGTAAACTTTATCTTCGTGGTAAGTGTTGCCCCAACGAGAACTATCAAGATTGGGAGTGTGTCGACATAGACTTTAATGCTCGCAACCTTTTCCTTGACGATAATGGCAGACCTATCCACCGAGTAATAGATGGTAAGGTGGTGAACGAACCGCTTCCCAAAAGCAAAGAAGAGCTGAAGGCAGAGAAAGAGAAAAAGGATAAAGAGGATTATATAGAAGCCCTTCCCGATTTAGTTAGGTGTATGACAAAAGAAATAGAAGATTTGAAAGCAGAAATAGCCAAGATAAAGACTTGATTTTTTTGCCGTTTTGTGATATAATACGGAGGTTAAAATGACTACTAACGGAACAGCTAAGTGGATTGGCGGGCTGCTCGCCGTAATTACTCTTTGCTTCGGGATAGTGGGCATAATGTATGCCGGTGCCCTGAAGCGCATAGAACTAAACGAGGTTGATGTGCGGAGGATGGATAAGAACCAAGTTTTAATAATGTATCAACTGGAGGACATCAATGATAAGCTTGATAAACTTTTGGAAAAAAGGGTTGACAAAAAATAGAATGTAATATATACTAAATTATTATGAAAATTTGTAAAATTGAAGACTGCGGCAGGAACCATAAGGCAAAGGGTTATTGTAGTAAACATTATCAGAGATTCAAAAATCATGGCGATCCATTTTGTATGAAGCTAGAAAGGCACGGCAAGATGAAGACACCAGAATATATAACATGGCAAGCCATGAAAAGCAGATGTTATGATAGAAAACATAATTATTATAAACGCTATGGCGGTCGGGGGATAATTATATGCGATAATTGGCGAAAAAGTTTTATGACTTTTTTGAAAGATATGGGTCAACGACCCTTCCCTGAAGCGCAGATAGACAGAATAGATAATAATGGCAATTATGAACCCGGTAATTGCAGGTGGGCAGGGGGGGTTGAAAATTGTAGACATCAGTCATCAACAAAACTAACAACAGAAAAAGCTATAGAAATAAGGAAACGGTATAATATTGGAAATATAACTCAAAAAACACTGAGTTCTATTTATGGAGTAACACAGGGCTTGATAAGTTTTGTGGTAAATAACAAAAGATGGGCATAAAAGAGTAACCGAATGTGATCTCGGCATGGTTGTTGAGTCGGATGAGAAGGCTTACCGATCAGAACAAATATATGAGGTCTATATTATGGGCGTATGCCAATGGTAAAACAACAGGAAGGGAGGAAGCAGAACAGGCAATAAAGATAGTCGAAGGTTGGGAGGACAGTAATGATATTACAAAGAGATCTAAGACTTAATAATAGCATTAACAAATTTGGGTGCTATTTAATGTGCATCTTTTTCCTTGTCAATAAGTATACCGGCTATATGTTCTCTCCACAGATTATCAAGGATTTATATAAAGTGTTTATATCACATGGATATATTGATAAGGATTGTTTTATCATTGATCCAGAGGCTATTTTTGAGTTCCTTCAGATGCCGGTACAATACACACAAAGACACGAATTACCCATCAGACAGTGCAGGAATAATGAGATTGAGGTACTCATGTTTAAACTTGCCAGATTACATAAGCACGCCTGGAAGCACTTTGCGGTGGGTAATGGTAAGGGAACTGTAACATACGATCCCTATGGAGTGAGCCGGGCGGTGGCTGAGGGCAGATTGATAAGCAAACGAATCTTCAGGAGGCTATAATGGTTAAAAAAGGTATTTTTATAACCGATACACACTGGCAGCAGGATGTTCCGCTCCATGCTTCTTATCTTGCTGTTAAATCATTTGCTAAGTATTTTAAACCGGATATTGTGGTGCATGGCGGGGATCTTGGAGAGTGGGAGTTCCTAATGAGCATAAACGAAAGGAAACTTCAGCTCATCAGTGGAAAAACCTATATTAAAGAATATGACCTCATTAATAGAGAATTGGATTTTTGGAAGTCTCTACCGAAAGAAAAACCCTATATACTTCTAGGCAACCACGACGAGCGGGTATATAAGGCCATTGAGAAAAACCCCATGCTTGAGGGGTCTATGGAATGGGAGAATCAGGTTGACCTGAAGGGTACGCATTTTGCCCGATGGAGACAGCCCGACCAGCCGGTAAGAATTGGAATACCCTATTTTGCTCACGGCTGGTATACGGTTAAATATCATGCCAATAAACACTTAGAATCCTTTAGCGGAAATATCATTTACGGGCATGTTCACAAGTTTCAGCAAGCTTCAAAGATATTACATGCTCAGAATCAAGAGATACAGGCATGGTCTATAGGCTGCCTGAGAGATCGTAATCCGGACTGGATAGCAGGGCCTAACGAATGGCAGAATGGGTTTGCCTTGTTCTACCTGAACGGTAAGAAATCATTCAACGTATATCCAATCAATATTATTAACGGTACTTTTGTAACTCCCTGGGGGGAGCTGTGGGACTACCGCAAAATATACAAATACGCATTAAGAGGAGATCGAAGATGAAAGTTTTAAAAAGAGCATATGAATTTCTTATTAAGCTATTCAGTATTAAAGTAGCATTATTTGTTATCAGCACTTGGGCGTTATACCATGCTTTTATCAGTGAGTGGGTATGGTTTGGGACAGCTTTGCTGCTGATCGGCGGGAGAGAGATTTCCAAAATACTTGCGTCAAATTTAAAACTAGGAAAGTAGGGATGTTTAAAAAGATAGGTGAGTTTTTCAAATCTATATGGTTTTGGGTTCAGTTGATAGGTATGGCGATTGTGGTGCTTGCCGTACACCTGTTCACCAAAAATCGCAAAACGATGGGCGGTTTAAAAAATATACAAAAGGCCGCAGAGAAAGCGGCGGAGGAAAAATATGAAAAGATGTCTGATGATGATGTTGTTGATAGTCTTGTTAATGCCAACGATATACGCAACACCGCAAGTAAAGGAGCCGACGATAGCAGAGCTTTATTCCACAATCGATCCAAGTCTATATTATCCTGGCTCGGTAGTAAAGGAGTTCGCAGAGAGGATATTCCAAGAGGCTGATCGTTACGCTGCCCATGCCTATCAACAGGGCATTATGCAGGGTGCAGCTATGGCAGCTAGGCCCCTACAGGCCCGGATTGAAGGTCTTGAAGCATGGCAGGATGAGGCAAAAGATAAGCTGCTTGATGGAGCTGTGAAAACTATACTCTTTACGTTAGGCGGTATCGCAGTCGGCATTACTATAGGTGTTATTGTCTGGTGAATTAAAGCGCATTAATCACATCTTCCACACAGGTCGCCACAACAACCATCCCCCCGGCAGCCTCTATTTCTGCTTTACATTTTACCTGTGCGGGTTTTAATTTTTCCCCAGGTTTCTTACATTCTATGCCGAGAAATTGCCCATCGGGAGGTATCACTGTGATAACATCCGGCCAGCCAGCAGGACCAAGGTTCACCCAATAACTACCTACCCTGACCCTGCCAGACTGATTACGAGTGGCGGGAATATTTCTTAACTTCAAATAGTCAAGAATTTCACGCTGTATCTGATTTTCACTGCGTTGGCGGACCATAATCCCTGTATAACCTCTTATCTTCTTCTACGCTCATCCCACCATCTACCCTTGCGTCTCGTAGCCTCTTTTTGTTGAGTCGCCTTTGTAGCTTTTCCTTGGCTGCTTTTAAAGATGGGCCACGAATAATTTTGCTATCCAATACCCTGTAGTGGTAATATATTACGAAGTCTTGGTCCATTATAGTGTTGCCCCCCATTGGGTAGCCATTGCCTTTGCTATACCGGGGAAAGTTTTGCTACGAAGTTTGCTTCTTTCTGACGAGGGGGCCATTTTCCAGACTTTTTGTTCTCGCCCGGATACAATATCGGTTGGCTTTAGTGGGGGCAAATTATCCAGCCAAAAGCAGGTTGCTTTTGTTTCGCCATGTCCAAATTGCCACGGTTGTATTATTTGGTCCGGTTTCCTCCAGACGGTTGACATAATACCGATTGGATTTTCAATAGCCAACCGCTCACATTCACAATTCGCAAACAGCATAAAAAAATCTATGGCTTCTTGTTGTCGTCCGTCTTTCTGTTTTTCTTTAAACCATCTTGCCCCGCTAACAGCCAAATGAGTACAGGGCGGAAAAGCAATAATCATATCCCACCATTTACCACTCGCCCAGTGCCGTACATCTTCCTCGAAATGCCATTCGGGATGTCCGCCAGAACAAGGCAAAACATCGCAGGAGTAAGCCTCATGCCCCAAATTACGAAAAGCAATAGTGACAGCCTGACTTTCTTCACACGCTATTAATATAGCCATCAGAAGGGGATGTCGTCTTCAAAATCATCGACCTTCTGCGCCGGAGCAGGCTTCTGTGTACTTCTTTCGCTGGTGAACTGGATATTATCAATCAGTATGTTGACCTTGCTTCTGTGCTTACCCTCCTGTTCCCATCGGTCTTGCTTGAGAGATCCGTCAATTACTACTTGTTTGCCCTTTAGCAAATACTCAGCAAGAGCTTCAGCACGTTTACCGAACAGGACAGCATCAAAAAAACTTGCCTCATCCTCCCATTTGTCGTCCTTCTTCACACTTCGATTGACGGCTATTGAGAGATTAAGAATAGCATAACCGCTGTTGGTATATTTAAGTTCGGAATCTCTCACCAACCTACCCACTAAAAATACTCTGTTAATGTCTTTCATCTATTTCTCCTTATTCATATCTGCAAATTACGGATCATGGCCGCAAGATTCATAACATCAATCATATTCTCTGGCGTAAAATCTTTTTCAGCATGTTCTAATAGTTTTACTTTTAAAAATGGCAATACAATGGGATCATCCCATCCTCCCCACCCATCCATATATTTTTCCTTTAATTTTTTAAACATCTCTGAACCCGCATCGGTTGCTATTGCCCTTAACGCCTCTAATTCGGGAAATTTGCGTTTGCAAAACATATCGATTGTTATCATCTGTTTCTCCTTATATTAATCTACTCCGCACACTATGGATAACAGCTGCCATTTTTTCATTATCAGACTGTAATCCTGCATTTTTTGCCCTTAATTCCTTGATTATATCGTCTCTTCGCTTCAAATGATCTTGCACGGTTCTTTTCATGTTAGCGGGGTCACGTAACCATTTACGATTGACACGTATCTCAGTGATATAACACATTAGCCAAATGAAAAGTGAAAAGGAAATAGCAGTAAAAACATAGGGTGTAACGATACGGACCTGCTCTAAGATGGTGAGACTCATTAAATTATTCATTATCCCCCTCCCCTCCAAATCTTCACACGCATCAATTGCATTTCTGCCTCCTTCACAGCCCATTTGCGGTGTTTCCTCTGTCGCCCCATTTCCCCCATCAACCAATCCAACAATTCCCCCAAATCGGGTATTGTTTCGGTTCGGCCCGTTTCCTTTTGCCATAATGATTGAGCTTTTTTTAAGCGAGGTTGCTGTAGGTCAAAGATGTGATTGAAGGCAAGATTTTCGTCCTTGCACTCATCAAGTTCTGATACGAGCCAGCGCCCCAACGTACTTATGTATTCTGTAATCTCTGCGCCCTGAGTCGGATTAAAATATTGTTTTGCCTCTTCCAGTCTATCTTCCCACTTTTTTGCTATTAACTTATCCGGCTCCAATCCCGTTAAATCTACTGGCCCGAATTCATTATCACTCATGCTATATCTCCTTATCTATCAACAAGTAAGGTAATTACTATAATTTCCCTTTTACCTTTTTCATCAAGTCTTGACAAAACCTCTCCCATTTTTCACGGCTAATATGTTCTTCAGTTCTTTCAATTTGCAACAAGTGTGGTTTCGATGGTATATCCTTCTCATATTTCATAATAAGCCCCAAAACAGGCGGTGAAGAATATTGGTGGTTCCTGGTGATTTGAGTAAATATTTGCTGTAACCATTGGGGGCTTGTATTTTCGTAGTGTTTAGCTATTATTTTCTTCATAGCAGGGCCAGAATATAGTCCATAAGCCGCTTCAAGGGCTTTTGCGAATCCTTCAGGAGTTATTTGTGGCATGCTTGGCCTCCAAAGCTTTCATGTATTTATCAAGGGCTCTCTGTTCCTGAGCCTCGGTCGACCAATCCCCGCCCTTCATACAACCCGCCAACCATGCCTCTCTCACCAGTTCCTTGACACGGGGTAGGTCAATCAACCGTGGCTCTTCAGCTTCACTCTGGTAATACTCTATTATTTCCTTACTTATCGCTTTATCCATGCTCTCTCTCCTTTACCTCGGCTTCGTTTATAGCTGTTTGGCGATGCTCGTCTGTGTAATTTCGGGATATGGTTTTTTTACACGCCGTCTTTGTGTCTGCTATGATTTGTTGTACCACCTGCGCCACTTCAGGATGATTGCCATAGTTGTATAACATTTCGCCCATGATTTTCATGGTCATTTTCTCAACATAGGTCATGCTTCTCCTCCTATAAACGCATCAACATCGGGATCTAGTCGTGTTTGCTTCGTCGCTTCTAAAACCTGGTCCCATCGGTTATTAAGTGCTGAGGGTAAAGATGGGCACCCCCGCCAATAATCTGTTCTACCTGTTTGCTTTTTCCATAGAAAAACCCGTATCATATCATAGAGCAAAGCCTTGACATCACCATTCTTAGCTGTATTCTTTGCTTTTTTGATTAACCCCTTGATAGCCACGGCCTCTTTTGGATAGTTGGAGAAACGATCATCGTTCATGGCAAGGAACCCATTCTTCAACCATGTTTGCAGATCCTTATCAATTACAATAATCTCTTTTCCCTTCGTATCCAAAAGCTCCCGCAAAACCGCAGTTATTTTAAACTCTCTGTCTACCATATCAGAATCATAAGGTATTGAAACAATATCATCAACTGCCTTTTCTATGGTCATTTATATCTCCTATAAGCAGGGGCAGGATTCGAACCTGCAAAGGGATTCTTCTTTTTAAGGTTAGCTTACGTACTGTAGGAGTCCAAACCCACATGTGCTTAATTGTCCTAACCTCCCGCCGCTTTTATTTTCGCTGTTGCTGGGTGTCAATACCATATCCATAAAACCCTTGTCCCCGCCGACCTCTCACAAGGTTTACAGCAGGTCGAAACCATTCACAGCCCCTATTTATACCTCCACACAAAACCACCGGCACTATGTCTGTGTCCTCTCAATACCCTACAGATGTTTGTCCGGTCAATATTGGTCTGCTCAAAAGCGGAATATGTAGAATCATATTCTTTCACAAATTCCTTACCTTTGGTAAATTGCAGAACGGGCTTGCGATTATCACTATTATCAATACGTTCAAATACTGCTTCTCCCGCAAGGTGCTGTTTTTTTCTAATATATTCTATTTTTGATTTTACCCGTGATAGCCTGGTTCGCATTATCTTGGCTATTCCCGTAGCCCTAAACCCTTCTTCCAGTAATTCCCAAACCTGTTCCTCTTCTTTATCAGACCAAAAAATAAATGCTTCCTTTTCTTTGCCCTCGTAGAACTTGCCTATTCCAAAAACCTTTTCGTATGCATCACCTGTAATTTTCTGGATAGGATCGTAACAGCCCTTCAATATGTACATGGTTATCCTTTGGTAACGACGGCTTCGATTTCTTCCCATGGTTTGCCTTTAATTGCGCTAATAAGTTTGATTGCCTGTAGCCATTCCCTCGGAAAAACAGGCGTACTAGGTGATATTTTAAGCGCAAAGGCTAATAATGCCTCAACCAACTCATCCCGCTCCGCCTCTAGTTCTGTTATACGGTCGTCGAGGGTGATGAGAGCTACCTCTGATGTTAAATGTACGCTATCGCAATCTTTGATTGAACAAGTTCTCATGATAGCCCCTCTGCGCCTTTTGCTATGAGAGCGTCGGCATATCTGTATGCGTCTCCTGCAACGTTCTCTGGCCAGTAATCGTCTACCTCACCGGTTGCCGCCAACACGCACAATCCCTGCACCGCCTTAACAGCAATATCCCGTCTCTCTGCCTTGGCTATCATTTTGTCTAGCCAAGACAGCCCGCTGTCGGGGATGCGGAGTTCTATGGCGGCGTACGCCTGTAAGGTCATGCCCGAACACCATGTTTGATTCCATGTTCCTTCAAGGGTTTCTCCCTGTTCTCCTGGAAATGCTGGCCCACCTGTTTCTTTACTCATTGCTATTCTCCTCCACTGAAATGCTTATTGATGGACAGTTCGAAGACTTTGCATTAGCTTCTTTTCCTAACTTTTGGTTGAGTTCTATTACTTCTTTTGGCGGGGTTTCTCCGGGCGTTAGTACCTCAATCTCGAAGGCTTTCCCCAACTCACCGCCGAAGTGTTTTTTATACATTTCTTTTCGTTCCGGCCTATTAGTAATCAAATCGCCTTTGGCAAAACCTATATGAGAACAGGCATGAGAAGCTAAAACAACCCCATCGTCAGCCATTGCATAACAGATTTCAAAACCACTGAACCCGCCACCCTTTGTATTAGTGAATACATATAGTTTTCTCACCTCTATTCCTCCTTAACCATCTCGCCAAACTTCCAACCATGCTCTTTAGCCCATGCCCGCACCCGCTTTTCTTCCTCGGCTTTTGTGCGTGCATCAAACTCGAATACGTCATTGACGTGACTCCATTTACAAATCATCTGATTCCTTCATGTTTACTGCTTTAGATATTATGGGGTGCCGACCCAAAAACTCTTCTCTCTTCGCCGCTTCTCTGTATGAAATTTTCCCGAAGGCCGGGCGCATTATGTGATGGGCGTGATCTACAGCATACAAGTTCCAAACAGAATTTAGGAATAGCGGATACAACTTTCTGTTTACCTTGGTATTGTGAACTCGATGGTGTAGTTCAGTAGGAAATTCGAACTTGCCGCTCTCTAGGGCTATAGGACACTTGCCGTGCTGCTTCCGTATTAAGTATGTCATTTTTGCTTCGTAGTTTTTCATTTTAATTTATTCCTTCATATAACCATATATTTTCTTCTGCTGCAAACTGTTTAATTTCATCTATAAATGGCTGAATTTGTACTGTCGACATTTTTACCTCAGACATCGCCACTGGCTCACCATCCCGATCTGTTGCGAATGGTGTTCCCCGCCTTATAGATTTTCGTTTCAACCAAGCCTTCATCACATCGAAATCTTCACCAGTAATGTAACATATCTGCTGGATATATCCATTTGCCTTGTGTGATTGACTTTTGGGGCCAGTGGTACGCAGTTTATAATATTTGCCAAGTACCATGCGCCACTGTTTACCGTCTATAAAATCATACATCATCGCCATAAACATGCGCCCATCTGTCCCGATGGTTCCCTTGAACTCTCCGGTTACGGAATTGTAGTCAGTTATGGTTCCAATTACATCAATCTGCTTCAAAACATTCCTCACATATTATATCTGCGAAACTACAGTCTTTATCGTTTATACGCATGGTTTTCCATTTGACATGGCCCTCTCCGGGAAGCGGTTTACCGCATAAATCGCATACACGCCCGTTACACTTGACTATTTCAATAGGAAAGATTTTGTTCATATTTCCGATACCGCTTTTTTGACCACCAACGGATAGGCTTTTCCCATGAACAGCTAAGACAGGTCCAGTATGCGGTGCCTGTTAAATGTTCATTAGTATATAATAGCTTTAGTGCTTTGCTCCCGCACTTGGGACATATTTTTTTCATCTATTACTCCTTTGCCAATGGTACAAACGAATACATGATTCAGCCACCTTAAATATATCAGGGTCGGTATAGTCTACTAATTTATATATGCTATTCCCCTTGAGATAGAGGCCGTAAAGCTTTAAATTAGGATTTTGGTTTTGGACCAAAAGCATAGCATAAAGAGCAAGCTGAATAACATGCCATTTTGCTTTTTGGCCCGTTTTTATATCAAGTACAACAGCGCCTGCTTCATTTAAGAATCCAGCCCTATCGAGTGTTCCGGCATAAAACAGTTGCTTATTAAAACCACGTTTTTCTATTTCGACCCATGTAGGATCATGTTCAGCCACAAACTTCTTATAAGCCTCCACATACCCCACTATTTCAGGGTCAAGGCTGGATTCATCAAGCGTGCCCTTGTCATACAGCTCAGTAGCTTTGTGTACCGCCGTACCCCTGTCAGCATAGAATTTGGTATAGTGCTGTTTTGCAGCAGGATCCATTAGCCCCACGCCGTCTATGATCTCAGATACGCCAGGAACTCTTACTCCATCGTACCAATAGCTGTGGTCAGACTCACGAAACTCTATCATTTTCCCTCCAATAACTCAGGATTCTCATGAACATTGCCGATGATTTCTATTTCTTCCCAATCAATCCATAAATCAGCTTCTCTTCCTTTTTCAATATATCCATGTGGTGTAATTTCTATTTGACAAAACATTCCTTCGGCGAAAACTATTTTGAAATATCTTGAATGGTCTAAATGTACAGATGTATACGAAACAATATCCCCCTTATATATCTCTTTGCCGTTCTTGTCTTTGAGGCCGATGTATTGCTCTGGTTCTTCAATCTCAACACATTCATGGTCTGGCGGTTCGTCTATAGTTCCGCATGTTTCATTTATAGCCCATGCCTTAAGTTTGCCGTCCTCAAAGCCCCAAACATAATAATCTGTTTCTTGGTCTGAATATGCAAAACATCCCGCATCTTCATCCCACGCCCTGAACTTAAGCTCATTCATGGGTTACTCTCATAATCAACATCACCACGTCCCCCACAATTTATTAAAATCCATCTTTTCCAGTTCTGATTTCAATAACTTTTCGGTTGCCTCAGCCAAACGCTTGCGCTGTCTCACCTCTGCCAAGTGCAGAAGGCCCCACCACCACGATCTTTTCTTCGGGGTCAGCCGGAACCAATCATAATTATTCATCTTCCAGCCACCGGGATTTTCTTTTTGATTACCTGAATACCAGCGATGTTACACTTGTCTTTCTTGGCCCTTACTTCGGTAGCAATCATTTTCTCATTCAACAGCCAATATTCAGTGGGAATAAGTGATTGATTTACTATCTTGTACTCCCAGCTATCACGCCAACCTTTTGTCAAGGTAGATTGTACCGAAACCTGTGGTAAAACCTCCTGTGGGGCATCCTCGATGCTCTCAGCGGCCTTTTTTCGCATTTCATCAAGCTTACATTGCGCCGCTCGTTCCTTCTCCATTTCTTCATCAGCATATCGCTTTAGTTTTTTGGTCAATATACCCTGAAGAGTTTCAATCGGTACGAGAAAGGTTGACTCTTGAGCCTTTGCCGCTTTCCATGCCTTGTGAGCCGACTGTACCGCATCTTTGCAAAACTCTTTGATGGATTTGATCCGCTCATTACACTTGTTGCGTAAATCCTGAGCTATTTCGCACGAAGCCCCATTTACAACCTCAAGCCCATCAACCTCCCAGGTTAATACTTCAATAGCCGATAATTCTTTTTTAGACAGTTCCATTTATTTCCCCTTGTTACCGTCAACAACGGCGTTTTTCGATTGATATAAGTCGCGATTTCTCATGGCTTTGCGCTCCGCCTCTAGTTCTGTTATGCGACCTGCTTGTTTTGCTAATTGA